CTGGGAGGGCATGGCGTCCGGTGCGGCCGTCCTGACCACCTCCTACGCCTCGGCGAACAACGAGCCGGTCATGCCGCAGATGACCGCCTGGGCGCAGCAGGCCAACGCATCCTCGGCGATCGTGTTCGCCGCGATCCTCGTCCGGATGGCCCTGTTCTCCGAGGCCACGTTCAAATTCCAGGCCAAGGATGACAAGCACCTGTTCGGCGACACGTCGCTGGCGAAGCTCGAGGAGCCGTGGGGGTCACCTTCGACGACGGGTGACCTGCTCGCCCGCATGGAACAGGACGCCTCCCTAGTCGGCAACTCCTACACCTGGGACGCGCCGGGTGAGGACCGGCTGGTGCGATTCCGCCCGGACTGGACGACGATCATCTCCGAGCTGGTGCAGGTAGCGGGCGGCGGCCAGTACCGGCGGAAGGTCGGCTACTGGGTGGAGCCGCCCAAGTCGGTCCTGGGCCAGGGCAGCGGCCAGTTCTACCCGGCGGCTGAGGTGGTCCACTGGGCGCCGATCCCGGATCCGCAGGCTGATTTCCGGGGCATGAGCTGGCTGACCCCGGCCTACCGGGATGTCCTCGGCGACGACGGCATGTCCACGTATAAAATCCGCTACCTCGAAAATTCGGCCAGCCCGAACCTGCTGCTGAAGTATGCGCAGAAGCTGCAGCCCGCGACGATCGACAGCATCCGGGAGCGGATGACCGCCCGTTACGGCGGCGCGAAGAACGCCTTCAAGACCCTCGTCCTCGACCAGGGCGCGGACGCGACGGTGATCGGCAACTCCCTCTCGCAGATGGACTTCTCCGGCGTGTCCGCGGTCGGCACGGAGCGGATTCTCGCCGACGCCGCTGTGCCCGGGGTCCTGGTTGGCCTGGAGCCGCTGCGGGGCGCCGGGCGCGGCTACCAGGAGAGCATGCAGAAGTTCGCGAACCTGTGGGCCCGTCCTCAGTGGCGGTCAGCGTGCGGGGCGCTGTCGCAGCTGCTGGACATCCCGGCCGGCAACCGCCTGTGGTACGACACGGCCGACATCGCGGCGCTGCAGGACGATGAGACGACCCGCGCTCAGGCGGCCCTGGTCCGCGCTCAGGCGCTGCTGGCAGCCAGGCAGGCCGGTTACGACCCGGCCAGCGCGCTGAAGTTCGTGGACTCCGGTGACGTGACGCAGCTGAAGGTGGCACCTGCCCCGCCCGCGCTGCCTGCCGGGAACGTGCAGCATCTTCTGCCGCAGCAGCAGCCGGGCGCGACCGCTGACCCGCTCCCGGCGACGATGCCGCGCTTGCCCGTCGGCTCGACGTCGATCGGTGACGGCGGGAACGGGACGCGGCCGACACCGAGGCCGGCGAGCGCGCGGCGGGCGCTAGACGGGGCGAACGGGCATAGCGGCCACTGACGCTGCCTTAGCGCCGTCGCTGGCCAGCACCTCGAACACCAGGGCCTCATCTGGCTCGGTGCCGAGATGGCCGATCAGGATCATCCGGCCGCACATCACGAACTTGGAAATGCTGTAGGCCACCTGCTGGAACTGAAGGTCAGTCTCGGTGCGGGTAGCAGGATCGCCAAAGGGGTCGCCGCACGGTACAGGAACGACAAAGGTCCTCGCATGATCGTCAGTCGCGCGGGTCTTGCCGTGCAGCGGGCCACCAGCGAACAGCACAGTACGGCTCATGCCGCTGAATCTACGGGAGGTCCCGTGCGCCTGTCCGCAGCCCGGGGAGCAGCGTCGCGCCATGCCTGACTCGTGGGCGGCCAGCTGGGCGGCGTCGTGGTCGTCGGCCGCGCAGCGGTTCAACATGACCCACGCCCCGGCAGGCGGCCCCACCGGCGGCGAGTTCGCGTCCAGCGGCGGCGGCAAGACCGCAGCGGGAGCCAAGGGCGGCAGCGGCAAGGCGGCCAGCCCCAGCGCGGCACGGAAGGCGCAGCTGCTCGAGCAGGCCCGTCAGCTCCGCGAGCAGGCGCACGCCCTGATGACCGAGCTGAGCGCCGCGCAGAAGCAGACGGCGGCGCACACCACGGCGGCCACCAAGGCGGCAGCGGCCACGAAGGCGAAGCACGCGACGGTGCACAAGGCCGTCACCGCGCACCACCACGCGGCCACCACGCATCACAAGCTGTCGAAGCACAAGGCGCACGTCAGTCACCTGCAGCACCAGATTCACACGCTGCTGGACCAGGCGCGGGCGCTGACCGCGCAGGCGGCGAAGCTCTAATGCCGGGGAGGTGATGCCAATGGCCGCTGGATCGCACGAAGGAGGTACTGAGCGCCTGCACCAGTACTGGGTGCACGGGGAAGGTGCCGCAAAGATCCGGTGGGGTTTACGGCGAAGGTGGCGACTTCGATCGTTGCGTGATGCACCTCGGCAAGTTCATCGCCGACCCCAAGGGTTACTGCGCGAAGGCGCATCACGAAGCGCTGGGCATCTGGCCCGCGCAGCACGCGGCAATGGAGAAGCACGCCGGAAGGGCGGACATGGCCACAACGAAGGCCCCGGAGCAGTCAGCGTCCCGCGCGGAGTTCATGCGGCTGTACCCGCTCGAGGACATCCACATCATCCGCAGCGAGCAGGGCGGCGACGGCCGCGTCGTCGAGGCGTACGCGGCCGTGTTCGGGCAGGAAGCCGAGATCCACGACCACGAGGGCCACTACCTCGAGGTGATCGAGCCGACGGCGTTCAACCGGGCGATCGACCACGCCTCCCGTGCCCGCGGCGGTTTCCCCGGCTCGGTGAAGGTCCTGTGGAACCACGGCCGGGACCTGTCCGGCGCCCCGTCGGACCGGTTCTCGATGCCGATCGGCGTCCCGGTGCACATCCAGGCGGAGGCCCGCGGGGTGCTGACCCGTACCCGCTACAGCGAGACCCCGCTCGCCGATGAGGTGCTGGAGAACATCCGCAACGGCTCCATCACCGCGCAGTCGTTCGTCGGCCCGATCATGCGCTCCAATCCGCAGCTGCGCCGTGGCGACAAGTACCGCCCTGACTCTGCCGGGAACCTGCGCACCGTCCGCCGCACCGAGCTGGGCCTGCGCGACTACGGCCCGGTCCTGTGGCCCGCCTACTCGGGCGCCGAGATCGTCGGTGTCCGCATGTCCACTCCCGGCTCGTGGAGCCCGGACCCGGACGAGACCGAAGAGTACGACCCCGGCACTCCCCCCGATGAGGGACCCGCCACCGGCGACCCGCTCAGCCGCGACAGCGATGAGCACTCGGCCCGGTATCACCAGCACGAGCTGTTCCTGCTTGAGTCCAAAGCCAGGCGGGAGGCAGCGGGGCTGGTCTGGTAACCAGACCGAAAGGACCCGTGGCGATGGCCACACTGAAGGAAAAGTCCGCGGAGATGGCCCGCATCAAGGGCGAGCTGCAGCGGATGGAGACCAGCGAGGAGACCACCGAGGAGAACGACGGTGACCTGCGGGACACCCTCGTCGAGCGGTGGAAGCAGCTGGACGAGGAAACCAAGCCGATCATCAAGCGGATGCAGGAGATCCAGGCGATCACCCGCACCGCGAGCGATGAGGGCAACCTGGAGCGGCCCGACGGCGGGAACGGCAACGGCGGCAGCCCGGACTTCTGGGCGCAGTCCGGCCGCAGCCCATACGAGGACCTGGACGCGGTCCGCAGCCACATGGTGCAGACCCCCGAGCTGCGCGGCCGGGCGTTCGACGCGATCGAGCTCGAGGCCAAGCGCGGCAATCTGGCCCACGACTACGCCGAGAACGCCACCGCCCTGGTTCAGCGCAACGGCGGCATGGAGGGGCGGCGGATCGCCGAGCACCTCCTGACGACCGGGTCCGATGAATACCAGGACATGTTCCGGGCCTACATGGAGGACCCGCAGGGCATGGCGGCCCGTGCCGCGCTGTCCCTGACCCTGGCCAACGGCGGGTACCTCCTTCCGTTCGTACTAGACCCAACGGTCATACTCACCAACGCCAGCAGCGCGAACCCGTGGCGGCGGATCAGCAACGTCAAGCAGACGACGTCCAACACCTGGAACGGCGTCAACTCCGCCGGGGTCAACGCCTCCTGGATCACTGAAGGCACGATTGCCAACGACTCGACGCCGACCGTCGGGAACATCGTGGTCACGCCCCAGAAGGCCGCCGCGTGGGTGTTCGGCTCGTATGAGGTGCTCGAGGACACCGACTTCGGCCAGCAGCTCCCGGGCCTGCTCGCCGATGCCAAGGACCGCCTCGAAGAGGCAGCGTTCGCGACCGGCGCCGGGTCCGGCGGCGTCCCCCAGGGCGTCGTCAACGGCGCCACCACGGTGGTCACCACGGCGACCACGCTGGTCGTCGCCATCGGCGACATCTACGCCGTCCAGCAGGCCCTCCCGCCGCGGTTCCGCAACGCGCCGGGCGCCGCCTGGGCCGCCAACGTGGCCATCATCAACGCGTTCCGGCAGCTCGACACCGCCGGTGGCGCGTCGTTCTGGACGAACCTCGGCAAGGGGCAGCCGGAGACGCTGCTCGGTGCGCCGATTTATGAGTCGACGACCATGTCGGCGACGAAGGCCGTCGGGTCGCTGGAAGCCATCTTCGGCGATTTCGGGCAGTTCCTGATTGTGGATCGCGTCGGGGTGAGCCTTATTTACGAGCCTCTCGTCAAGGGCACGGGCGGGATCATCCCGGCGGGGCAAGCTGGCTGGTACATGTTCTGGCGTACGGGTTCGGCGCTCTCGACGGTCAACGCATTCCGCGTGATGAAGGGCCTGTAACGCAGCAGGTTTCTGGTAGTGTTCCTTTCTGGCCGTTGGGAATCCGGCGGCCAGAAAGGAACCATCATGCGGATGCAGGATCAGCAATGCCAGGATTGCGACCGGCTCGTCGGGCCGAAGGGCTGCAAGGGCCGCTGTGTCCGCTGCAATCAGCGCGCCCGGCGAGCGGCGCTGAAGCTGGATCCGCCGCCGTGCCCGCGTCCTGGCTGCGTCAGGTTCATAACCTCGCTCAGCGCCAAGACGTGCGATATGCACCGCAACCGGATGCGCCGCACTGGCGACTATGGGCCAGCGGGCCAGCTAATCGCTACTGACGGCGACGGGTCTATCGACCAGAGCGGCTACAGGGTCCTCCGGTTCGGGGGCTGGCCGAACCGCACGGACATCTACGAGCACCGCCTGGTGATGGAACGGCACCTCGGCCGCCCGCTTGAAGACTGGGAGCACGTCCACCACAAGAACGGCATGCGGGCCGATAACGCGCTGGCGAACCTCGAGCTATGGGCTCAGTGGCACCGCCAGCCGTTCGGCCAGCGGGTCACTGATTTGGTGGCCTTCGTGGTGGACCACTACCCCGATGAGGTCCGGCAGGCGCTAGCCGGGTAGGTCAGGCTCCTGGTCGTCATCCCAGCGGCCCATCTGCTCGGCCGGGTAGACGATGAAGGCGACGTCGGCCGGGGTCATGTCGAGCGCGCTGGCGATGCGCTTGACGGGTGACGGGTCGTCGTCTGAGAGCAGGCCCCAGACGCGCCAGACGGCCTTCTCGGTGGCGTTGAGCGTGCTCATCGTGCGTCCTCCGGCTGGCCGTGGTCGTCCGCGTCCATGAGCCGCAGGTTGGCCGGGTCGTTGTTGCCGGGGTTGCCGTCGATGTGGTGGATGACCTTGTGCCTGCCCGCGTACCGGGCGGCGACGGATTCGGTGACGAGCTCGTTCATCGGGCGCCGGGTCACGAACGCCTCGCGGCGCAGGTTCTCGTAGACGTCCAGCGGGAGCCGGAAGGTAATCGCTCTGGTTTCCATACAACCATGATACCACGGTTGCACCCAGACGGGAGGGCAGTAGTCATTGCCGCACGCTATGCACTTCAGCAGTTCACCTACCACAACTCGGTGACCGGTTCCGAGGAGTGCATCGTCATGGGCGCCCAGCGCGATAGCGTGACCGGCCAGGCGTTCCTGGAGTCCCCCGCGTCGTTCTGGTCGGCGGCCCCGCTGACGTCCGGCACCCAGATCGACCCGAAGCTCGCCGCCTACCTGGTGGCCTACCCGAGCACGTAGGAGGACCGGTGAAGTATCACCGCGCGCAGGACACGTTCGTGGCCGACCTGAAGGATGGCACGTCGGTCCGGGTGGTGAAGGGCGATGTGCTGCCGGAGGGCCATGAGCTGGTGAAGCGGGATCAGGCTGGCGCCGGCCATCTGTTCCGGCCGCTGGACTCCGGCGAGGAGGAGCCCGCGCCGAAGCCGGCGGTGGCCCGGGCGGCGGCGAAGGTGACCGGGAAGGCGTCTTAGGGTGCCGGTCCTGAATGGCTACCGGGTCGCGGAGTACCTGACGCCGGTGACGGTGGCGGCGTCGCCGGTGACCGGCCCGTGGGTGGAGACGTCGGGGTTCACGCAGTGCCTGGGCTGGCTGGCGGTGGCGGGCGGCACGACGGTCGTGACGATCGAGTACGGCACGGATGGTGCGACGGCGGACGCGGATTTCACGCCGGTGACGATCGCTGCGGGCGCGGTCGCGGCGTTCAGTGTGCTGGGCCCGTTCCTGCGGTTCCGGATCGTGCAGACGGTCGCGGACGCGACGAAGACAAAGCTCTATCTCCAGGCGAGGTCATGATGATCACTCCAGCGGACAGCGCGCCGCAGGCCCCCGGGCAGATGCCCGCCTCATCGTGGGACATTCAGGCCCCGTACGCCCCGGGTGCGCCGCAGCCGGTTCAGGCGCACGGTGACGCGGACGCGGGCGGCCGTGACGACGTGGCGGGGAGCGTCACGGAGGCGATGGCGGCCGCGCAGGCCCGCTACCACGAGCACCAGGGCGACACCTACGGCCAGGGCAGCACGATCGGCGACATCATGACG